GATATCCGGAGTACAATTCTTCCTCTGTTATCCCTAGCTGGCGCAGTTTCTTTACATCATCATTGGTCAGTCGATTTCTTATAGCCTTTTTAACATCGTCAATCGAACCTACCATCTTTAAGAGCTCCCCATAGAAAATACCCATTCTCTCCCACGCATCTCTATTTGAGGCATATGTACCGTAAGCATGTCCAATCAATGACAACATAACATCTACTGCATCTCGCGGACGGGTTTCTCGCCCCCAAACCGCCCTCATTATGAATTCCGGACTCTCTCGAAAGGGAAGAAAGAGTGCCTGCCCCATGGACTTGTCCGGGTTAAGGACAAACTGATGCTTTAAGATCGTTAAGCCCAGCTCTATTATAAACCCATCTTTCACCACCGAGCAAAAACTCATCCCTGTCTTCCTATCTCGAATCGTCACTCCAAAGTACTTCTGCATAAATTCCGCAAATCTGTCTATCGTAAAGAAGGACGAGTACTTTCCTTCTCCCCTCTGATATGCATGATCATCTCCATAGACTATCACGCATATATAGCGGATAAAATGCTCTTCCATATCTTCTCGCATATCTTCTGGACCATGGTGCACAGTCCACACAAAGAAAAAGCACAAGTAGAGTAACATAATCCATGAATCCATGTGCGACGTATTAAATGCTCCACTCGGAACGCCACCATGTACTTCCGCCCAAAGATCTCCGAACAAACGCGTAATACGAGTAACCATGTTCTTCAAGAGAAACTTAACTATTTGCTCCAACACTGGGAAGTCCTCTGAAGTTGTGTCGTAATGCACTAACATTGTGGACCAATACAAGTTTACTATTTCCTCTAGGACTCCTGCATCAAAGTTGCTCGCATCTCCTTCCTCTATCGTCTTCTTCCAACAGTTCTCCAGTGTTACTTTGAGGCGGCGTGCCATGGTATCTGCTCCTCCTCGAGACCATGGATGTCCAATACAGATACACCACCCTCGCTCCCTTAGGTGGCGTAATGTACTTACCATCTTCTCTAAAAGGATATAAATACTATTCGGGATATAGAAACTTCGTATCTTTCTCTTCCATTCCTCCCACTGCGCCGTGCTCCATTGCTTTCCTATTCCGAAGAAGTTCTCATTCTTTGGAGACACTGTCCAGTATATGGCCGGTTCAATACCTGTTTCCAGGTATTCCAGTATCGCTGCCAGATCCTGCTCAAAAGAATCAATCTTTTTACCGGTTGGACCCACTTGTATAGGTACAGGTCCTGCATGGACTTCTTTTGTAGGACCTATATCTACACCTTTTGAAGCTCCTAGATACATTGTCTTCAAAGAGGTAAAATCTAAGTCTACTGGAAACTTCTCCTCCAAGTTAACCTGCATCATGCGATACATATGATTCATGACCTCCGGAGCCAAACCACTTATCATATTCCAAGCATTGTGGCGCGGTCGTGCCATCAACCCCACACTGTGCGCAAACTTGTCCGTGGTCATATACTTGTCCATCGCTGCTATTACATGCGGCCTCTTATTAGTAGTACCTATGGCCCAATGCACATTTGAGATCTTCTTTAGACACAACGACTTCA